AAGGAGATTCCTTCACTACAATGTCGGAGTTTAATGAATATATGTTAAAAAATTCAAAAGAAATGAATGATGTTTGGAAAGAAAATAAAGTAAATAAAGAATCTAAACTTATTGTAGAAAGATAATTATGAATATTAATACAGAATTTAATATACAAGATTTTGTATATATGACAACAGATTCTAGTCAAAAACTAGGTCAAGTAACAGGTTTATTTTATGATGGTTATTGTATTAAATATGAAGTAACCGTTGATGATTTAAGGTATATGTGTTATGATTATCAAATAACTACAGATAAAAATATTTTGTTATAAATGAAATTATTTGAAATTAAGGATTACAATCTATGCGTCTCAGAAGAGGCGTATGGATTGTTGCCCTTTAAAACCCTTATTAAAAAGGATAAGAACCGAAATAAAGAACTAGCATTAAAAGAGTTACTTTTTATATATTTCTATTGCGATTTACGATCTGATTACCAAGCTATACTCGATCTAGATGAACGTGAAATTGAAATTAAAAAAGATATTGGATTATCAGATACTTGGAGAAAGTCTAAAGATCTATTATACGCTATTGATTTTTATAAATCAAGAAGTAAAACTATATCATCTATCATATTAGAAGATACTCTTGCTTCAGCAGTTAAGGTATCCTCTCAAATGAGATATCTTGCAGAATCGTCCACTTTAACTCCTGCAGATGCTCAAAAGATTTCTATAATACTCAAAGATGTTCCTAATACAATTAGAGCTGTACAACAAGCACAGAAAGAAGTTATTAAGGAATTAGAAAATAATGTAAGTAAAAAAGGAAATCAAGAATTCAATTTATTTGAAGAAGGTTTAAGTTTTGAATAATGAATTTAGAAAAATTAAATAAATACCAAACACCTGTTACAGAAGATCTAAAAAAAGAAGTTGGTGACAAAGTATATACACAACTCATGGACTTTATAACAGGTGTTACTTTTATACAAACCCTTATTTCAGATGAATCTATTAGAGGGTTTGCTAAAGATAGACCTAAACATCCAGATTTTAAAGATGGTCGAATATTGGTAGATTTAACAAGACCTCATATATTAGAAAATATGGAGTTTTTTAGAGAACGAGCTATATTCTTTCAAAAAAATGGTAAATATACCAATATAACACCTAATAAGAATCCTAAAAGTGAATATGCGGAGTTTTGGAAAGAAGAACTTAGAAGATGGAAGTATGGTTTAGTTAGACCTTCTGATGGTGAATGGATTTCAGGTGATTATTATTTCTATTTAAATTATAGCCCTATTGGACTAATTAAGAAAGTAGAACAAACTAAAAAAGGTAGAATTCGTTCTGAGCGTATAAGAGATTTTGCAAAACCTTGGTTAGGCGATTATTTATTTTATCATTACATGGAGCAAGCAAAACATCTTGGACAACATGGTAAGTTATTGAAATCCAGAGGTGTTGGTTTTAGTTTTAAAATGGCAAGTATGTCTCCTCGTAATATGTATGTTTTACCAGGATCCGAAAATCCTAATTTCCATTTAGCATCTTTAAATTCTTACTTAGATGGAGATAAAGGGATTTGGGGTAAAGTAATTGATACACTTGATTGGATAGGAATGCACACACCTCTACCTAAGGTGAGACTTGCAAATAGAACTGCTGATAAACATATTCAATTAGGTTTTCAAAATGAATATGGTATTAGACGGGGTTTATTATCTTCTGTGTATGGTATATCATTAGAAAATAATAAAGAAAAAGCAAGAGGTGTACGTGGTCCACTAATTCACTATGAAGAAGACGGTTTATTTCCAGATTTATTAAAGGCTTGGAATGTAAATAGACGAGCTGTTGAAGCTGGTGAAACATCCTTTGGTTTTCAACTTGCAGGTGGTACAGGAGGTACTACTGGTGCTGGTTTCGAAGGTTCTAAAACACTATTTTACAAACCAGACGGATATAACGTATTTTCAATTCCTAATGTATTTGATTTAAATATAAATGGTACTACAAATTGTGGATTTTTTTGGGGAGCATATTTGAATAGAGAAAATTGTTTTGATGAATTAACAGGTGAACCTGATGTAATTAAAGCAATGATTGAGATTCTAAATAATAGAAAAAAAGTTACTGATGCAACATCTGATCCAGCAACGATAGCTCAAACAAAAGCAGAAGAACCTATCACACCTGCCGAAGCAATTATGCGTACACAAGGTACTGTATTTCCAGTTTCAGATTTAGGTGAATATTTAAACACAATTGAACCCATATTAGAAAAGTTTGTATCAGGTCATTATATAGGTAATTTAGTTTACATGCCATCAGGTAAAGTGGAATGGAGACCTAATGATGAAATATCACCTATCAGAGTATTACCATCAGAAGTTGATATGCAAAATCGTTTAGGTGCTGTTGAAATATATGAGATTCCACGTACAGATGTATATGGTAATATACAAGCAGGTAGGTATATTGCAGGAATTGACCCTATTGATAATGATACAGGTTCATCTTTATTTTCTATTATGATAATGGATTTTATGACAGATCGTATTGTAGCAGAATATATAGGTAGATATCCTAAACCTGAAGATAATTATGAAATAGCGGTTAAACTTCTAAAGTTCTATAATGCTCAGGCGAATTATGAAACTAACTTAAAAGGATTGTTCGGTTATTTTAAGAATGCAAATGCAATTCAATATTTATGTGATACACCTGAAATATTGAAAGACATGAATTTAATTAAACCTCAAGCATCTACAAGTAAAGGAACTAGAGCAACTCCTCAAACTAATGCTTGGGGAAGGCAACTACAAGCGTCATGGATGATTAGTAGTGTAGATAAAAATGATCCTGAAAGTAACTTAAAATTACATACACTAAGATCTATCGGTTATATTAGAGAATGTATAAATTGGAATATAGATGGTAACTTTGATAGAGTTTCTTCTGCAAATATGTTATTTATATTAAGAGAAGATAGATTAAGACAGATAGGATTAATTCAAGAAACAGATAAGAAAAAAATAGATAATTGGGTGAATCATAAATTCTTTAAGGAAAATTATGATTCTAAAATATTAGAAACAACATATGAGTAATAGTTACCAAATGCCTAGACAAAGGCTTCCATTTTCACAGAAAAATAAAGAATGGAGAAAACAAAATGTAGATCAAGCTGAACCATTTTCAATATATAATAGTGAAACAACTAGACAGACTCTTGAAAATAGATTATCTAATTTGCAGTTATATAATGGAAGATTAAATATAAAAGATTTACAAAGATGTTTAAATCCACAAGGAATTAATACTGAATTTGCTAAACAAGAAATACCTCATCATCCAATATTAGTTCCTAAAATAGATTTATTAGTAGGTGAAGAAATTAATAGAAAATTTGATTGGTTTGCAACAATAACTAATCCCGATGCAATCTCAATTAAAGAAGAAGAAAAAAAGAAAGTTATTGCTGAAAGATTAAATCAATTACTTTCTCAAAATTATGCAGAAGAAGAATTAGATAAAGAATATACAAAATTTACAAAATATTTAAAATATGAATGGCAAGATACAAGAGAACGAGCTGCCAATCATCTGTTAAAATATTATTGGGAAAAAGAAAACTTTTCTATGAAGTTTAACGAGTGCTTTAAAGATGTACTTATTTATGGAGAAGAAATAGTAATGTGTGATATAGAATCAAATGAACCTGTATTACGAAAATTAAATACTTTAAAAGTTTATACAGGTAGATCTGGTAATAGTTCACATGTTGAAGATAGTGATTTAATTATAATAGAAGATCACATGAGTCCTGGTAAAATTATTGATGAGTTTTGGGAAGAGCTTAAAGCAAAAGACATTGATAAGCTACATGAATATCTATCAGGTAAAGGAACTGAAAGTACTCATTCTGATGAAGAATTTAATGCAGCAATGTTAAGTAATCATGTAGTAGATTCTTATATAGACATGGCAAGTATTGATGGTTTTGAATTTTCTAATTCATATAGAGATAATAATGGAAATATTAGAGTTTTACGTGTATTATGGAGATCACAAAAGAAAATTGTACGTGTTAAATTTTATAATAATTTAGGTGAAACTGAATATAGGTTTGAATCTGAAGAATATATTGCAAATAAAGATATTGGTGAAGAATTAGAAGTATTTTGGGTTAATGAATTTTGGCAGGGTGTTAAAATAGATAAGGATATTTATTTAGCAATGAGACCTAGAAAAATACAATATAACAGTTTATCAAATCCTTCAAAATGTCATCCAGGGGTAGTTGGTGAAATATACAATACTGGACAGGGAAGAGCTGTATCATTAATTGATAGAATGAAACAATATCAATATTTATATGATGTCATATGGGATCGTTTAAATACAGCTATAGCTAAAAACTTAGGTAAGATACTATTATTAGATATTAGCACGGTACCTGATGGATGGGATCCTGCTAAATGGTTACACTATGCAAGTTCTATAGGTATAGGATTTATGGATGGATTTAAAGAAGGATCTAAAGGTGCTGCTATGGGCAAGTTGGCAGGTGCTACAAATGGCTCTAATACACGAGCTATTGATTTAGAAACAGGTAATTATATTCAACAACACATTTCTCTTTTAGATTTTATAAAAATGGAAATGGGAACTGTTGGTGGTATATCTAATCAAAGAGAAGGAAATGTTTCAAATAGAGAAACTGTTGGTGGTGTAGAAAGATCTGTAAATCAATCAAGTCATATTACAGAGTGGTGGTTCAGTAAGCATGAAGATTTTAAAAAACGAGTGTTATCTGTATTTTTAGATACAGCTAAACATGCATTAAAAAATAATAAAAAAATTATACAATACATTTCAGATGATCTAACTCAATTATCGTTAGAGGTAGATGGTGATGACATTCGTTCTTGTGATTTTGATATACAAATA